TTACGGTGCAATGCCAACCGCTGCCGCCACTTTGTCGCCATTTGGCAGGGTTGCCAATGGGTTAAAGCGCAGCGCTGTTTCAAGGTGATCAGGGGCTAGGTGAGCATAGCGCATGGTCATTTTTATGTCGTGGTGACCAAGGATTTTCTGTAGGGCAAGGATGTTACCGCCTGACATCATAAAGTGTGCTGCAAACGTATGGCGCAGAACGTGGGTAAGCTGACCGCGCGGCAGCACGATAGAAGTTTTCTCCATCACAGATAAAAACTGGAAGTAGCAGTCAGTAAAGAACTTGAAGCCGTCCAGGGCAATAATTTCCTCATACAACTCTTTGCTGATCGGAATGCTGCGGTTCTTTTTGCCCTTAGTCCTGACAAATGTGATCCGGTATTTTGTAACCTGAGAACGAGTCAGATTTACAGCTTCGCGCCAGCGGGCACCGGTACTCAGACAGATTTTGACAACCAGAGCGAGCAGGGGGCTTTGGCGTTTGCAGTCGCACAAAAGCTCAGTGATTTGTTCATGAGTCAGCCAGGCCATCTCCTTTTCTGCGATGGTGAATTTGCGCATGTTCTCCAGTGGGTTTGGTGCAGTCCATTCTCCAAGTCGTGCCAACTCGCTAAACACTCCGCTCATATAGCTTTGCTCAAGATTGATAGTTACCGGGCTGGCTCCTTTCTTCCATTTTTCGCTAAAGTAGATTTCACCTGTCAGGCGTTTATCGCGATAGTGCGCGAACATTTTGGATGTTAAATCAGTGGCGAGGGGATTTCCGAGAGCATCGACCATCAGGATCAGCTTGTCGTAAACATGCTCGCCAGCAGTCAGAGATTTGCCGTGCAGCTTGAACCAGAGTTCAACGACGTCTTTTAGAGTCCGACGGTCTACCGATTCGCCTAGCCAGGGTTTTGCTTCTGTTTCTTCCATAGTGTGACGTTCGAAAGCCAGAGCCTCGCCTTTAGTGGCGAATTGCCTACGCATGCGGCGTCCGTTGCGACCTGCGGGGTAGCATTCGCATATCCATTTACCTGTGTCGAGTTTTCGTACTGCCATAAAAAAGCCCTCATGTCTGAGGGCTAAATTTAACTGTATGTTTGAACAGTGGTCAATGTTTGATAACTATTAGATAAAACATTATCATTCATTTTTAACTGCTTCATTTGACCCAGCTTCAAAACTTGATATTTTAAAATTAACAAGTTCTTTAATAGAATGGCAAATATTCATTAAATCATGTATCTCGAAATTATCACATTTTCTCAGAACATCATCATTAGTTGAGATATTAATTAAATTCATTACGTCTTCGGCATTGAACTTTTCGTCATGCAAAACATTTTGGAATGTTGTTTGTATTACTTTGTAATAGCTATTAATATTTTCACTGTTTGAATGTGTAAGTTGATATAAATGTCTTATTTGTAGATATAATTCAAGCACTCTGTCTTTGAATAATTCTTCATCACTTTTAGTATTGTTAGAAAACTCATTCTCAAACTGGGATGTTAATTCTTCTTTTTCCTTCGGATCAATAGTCAGAGTCTCGGTTTTTTCAATTGCTTTTTTTAGTATTGGACTCAGTGTATTTGTAAGGCGAATTACTTCATCAAGATCTTGTTTAGTAAAATCTCTATTATGAGCAACTTTGCATCTGAGTCGATATAAAATACTCCAATTTTTTATTATAGTGTCAGCATTTGCTTCGATGTTTGACTCAAAGAATTTTTCCCAGTTTGTTCTGGGAACGATTTTTTTCAATTCTGAGAATATATCAGCATTAATGTCTTTAAATTCAAGCGGGGTTAATTTTCGGATCAAATCTGTTATTTCAATCTCTCGGTAAGATTTGAATATAAAGTCAGAAAGTTCAATAAAGTCAACTTGATACATTAAATTATGTTCATTATATTCTGTGTTTTTTTCGGATTTTTTCAATGCTTCTGAAAATTCCTTCGGCACTGAATCTTTTGTCCAAGACAATCCAACGTTATGTATCATGAATTTTGTTATTAATTTTCTCATTAAGTTTTCAATTTCATGGATTAATGGATAAGCCTGAATTGAGTAATATTTGCTTATATCATCCCAAATAATTTGAGTGCTACCTAAATTACTTTCGCTAGATATTTTTTTGAAGAGTCTGGTTAATCTTGAGAAAGTGATTAAATTATCTTCACTAACGTCGTTTAGTGTTAATTTTACAGAGATAGTTTCTTTATTGCTTCCATATTCTGATATATCATATTTAAATGACTGTTCTTTGAATTTTAATTCTTTTGGTGAAAATATGACTTCCTCACTGGCCTCAATTATTTTTTTATAGGCTGACGGAGAGCGTCCAAAGGAAGTATCTTTATTCACTATTAATAACATCTCGACTATACATTCATCCATTAATTAGCTCCTCGTTCACGTGATTTATTTTGCTAAAATTTAAGTTTTATTTATATTCAAGACATGCCATCACGATTTTTGCGATCATTATTATATCTTCTAACGCGCATTCGAAAGGAGATATACCACCTTCCACATGAAGGCGCCTGCCAGGCAAGCGTGTAATTGTTCTCATTGATATTTCACCATCAATATTAACAATCCATTTTCCATCACGGACATCATCATAATCAATATCACAAATGTATTTGGAACTATCAACAACAACAACCATCGGATTTTTTAGAGCTTTAGGTAGAAAATTTACATCAAAAACATAAGACCCTTCAGGACAAAGTTCACCATCATAGAGAATTTTTAGCGGAAGTTCTTTGGTGTTTTCATTTTGTGAACCCTCTTTGATTCCGTAGCCATTAGTCAGCCAGCTCAATGACGTACCTGTCTCTAAGGCGCACTGAATAACCCATTCCGCAGGGAAGGAGTCGCGCATATAGCGTGTCGCCAAAGTACTCTTTGAAATCCCTAAATGGTCGCACAAAGCTTGTCTTGTCTTGAAGCCATAGGCTTCAACCATACGCTCTATGGCACCACGGCCGCCTTTTTCCAAATTCATGGTCACTCCAGGTGAACTTTTATCTTGACGATTTCATGATGTGATCGTATGTTTATCGTGTTCACAAAATACAAACGATCAGTATTCATCCTGATTAATCATTGCTAAACGAGGAATGTTGCATCATGAGACCTAACATTTCAATCACTCTCATCACCCCCCACGTCACTATTGAAAGATATAGTGAACTCACTGGGTTATCTATCGACACAATCAACGACATGCTTGCGGATGGGCGATTGCTTCGTCATCGCCTACGCAAGGACAAAAAGCGTGAAAAAGTGATGATTAACATCGCTGCGATGACGGTCGATGCTCTTTCTGATTGCAATGTGACTATCAACTAGTTCCATTCTGAGACTTCACGGAGCAACTGACTATGTTTGACTATCGCATATCAAAACATCCGCATTTCCATGATGCCTGTCGGGCTTTTGCTTTACGGCACAACATGGCGAAGCTGGCAGAACTTGCAGGCATGAACGTCCAAACCCTGCGCAATAAGCTCAACCCGGAGCAACCGCACCAGCTCACGGCGCCAGACATATGGCTGCTAACCGATCTCACCGAAGACTCCACATTAGTTGATGGGTTTCTGGCGCAAATTCATTGCTTGCCATGTGTTCCGGTAAACGAAGTTGCAAAAGAGAAATTGCCGCATTACGTCATGAGCGCTACCGCAGAAATAGGTCGTGTTGCTGCAGGTGCCGTCTCTGGTGAAGTGAAAACTACCGCAGGCCGCCGCGATGTAATTAGCAGCATTAATTCAGTTACGCGTTTGATGGCACTGACTGCAGTTTCATTACAGGCGCGTTTGCAGGCTAACCCAGCGATGGCAAGCGCAGTAGATACCGTGACGGGCCTCGGTGCTTCGTTCGGTCTGATCTGAGGTGGTTATGCTGACGAAAGAACCTTCATTTGCATCACTATTGGTGAGGCAAAGCCCGGCAATGCACTGCGGTCATGGCTGGATTATGGGGAAGGATGGCAAGCGCTGGCACCTGTGCCGTACTCAGAATGCGCTTCTGGATGAATTGTCTACAACCAAAAAGGGGAAATCATGGCGCAAGCTACAGAAGGTGTGTTTTACCAGTTCTTCCATAAGGGCGAAAAGTATTCAATTCATGAGGACGAGTTTGCAAGTTGTTATCCGTCTCTTTCGGGTGATGGTAGTTACTATTTTACGTTGCGAGATGGGACATTCTTTCGGGGGGAACGGGTTCAGGAAGTGATGCGGAAAAGCACATCACCTCTTGAACAGTATCGCCAACAAACTTATCGGTAACGCTCTATTAGCTCCTGAAGTTTGTAGGTGAATTCCTGACGTTTGAGTGAGCCTGGCGGCAATTTGTTTAATTCTTCACGAAGGATGTTTAAAAATGCTGACTGATTCGATGATTCTCCTCGTAGCACACTGTGTAGTAAGCCAGACAGCAGGATTTGTTGCATCTCAACATCCTCTCGCAGTCGCGCAATTTCATTTTCAAGCTGCTCGATCCGTTCCTTCTCAACCAGGTTCAACATTGGTACACCCTCTGAGTTATCTCGTTGCATCGGAAAATCATATCAGAGAAGGAGTAGTAAGTGACCAGTGGGGGAATTTATGGCTATTGAAGGCGCTGTGGTGACTGTCCCATTAAGCCCCGGTAAACGCCTGGACGGACTGAACCATATTGCAGAATTACGCGCAAAAGTGTTTGGCCTGAATATTGAGTCGGAGCTTGAAAGGTTCATTGAAGATATGCGCAACCAAAGGGACGTTAACAATAAACAAAATGTGAGGGCATTGGCAGCCATATTTTATATGGCAAAAATTCCGGCAGAACGTCATAGCGTCAATATTAGTGATCTGACTACTGACGAAAAGCGGGAACTGATTAAAGCAATGAATCATTTTCGTGCAGTGGTGAGCTTATTTCCAAAACGGCTAACCATGCCGAATTAATCCAAAACAGAAATTAATGGCGTAAACCCGCAGGGTTTCTTATTGCCCAAATTCAGGAGAAACAACTATGCGAAATATTGAAATCCGTATCACCAAATCCGGACCAGATGATGCTGGACTTAACCAATTGCTGACTGATGCACGCATGGAAGAACGCCGGGCACGTGCCTCAGCAATGGCAGCCCGTCTTGATAGCCTGGCTTGCCATATCACGTCACGCCAGCTTAACCACGTTGAAGCGGCAGAGCTGCTGCGTATTGCGGCTGAAAACATTCAGAACGAAGCGCAGGAGATCCACTGATGGCTGATTCAATGGACCTCGTGCAACAGCGCGTTGAAGAAGAACGTCAGCGCCATATCCAAACAGCTCGCAGCCGAAAGACTGGGGCTTCTTCTCTGGAGTGTGAGTGTTGCGGAATCGTCATCCCGGAACAGCGCCGTGCTGCAGTGCCGGGCTGTGATCTCTGCGTCACCTGTAAGGAAATAGCAGAGCTGAAAGGGATGCACTACACCCGAGGTGCTTTGTGAGCTTTGGAGTCTTCCAGTGATGTCTGAGCTACTAAAAGATAAAGGCGGTCCGATTGTGACCGCCGTGGCCTTTCCATGGAATACCCCAAAAAAAGCGGTTAACCCGTATTTGGACCCGGCGGAATTTGCGCCTGAGTCTGCGCTTTCAAACCTCATCACTCTGTACGCTGCAGATAACGAGCAGGAGCATCTGCGCCGTGAGGCGCTGAGTGATGAGGTGTGGGAACGTTATTTCTTCAATGAATCCCGCGATCCTGTCCAGCGTGAAATAGAGCAGGATCGGCTGATTAGCCATGCCAGAATGGCCCGCGAGCAGCAGCGCGTTAATCCCGATTTGGTGATTATTGCCGATGTAAGCGCCATGCCTGCCCATATCAGCAAGCCTCTGTTAGAGCGGATTAAATACTTCAATAGCCTAGGCAGGGCTAAAGCTTATTCCCGTTATCTGCGCGAAACAATCAGGCCTTGTTTTGAGCGGCTGGAGCGAGTGCGTGACAGCCAGGTGTCTGCATCTTTCCGATTCATGGCGAGCCAGGACGGGCTGGAGGGATTGCTGGTACTTCCTGAAATGAATCAGGATCAGGTCAAGCGCCTTTCCACGCTGGTTGCGGCACATATGAGCATGTGTCTTGATGCGGCTTGCGGTGATCTGTTTGTCAGTGACGATGTTAAACCAGAAGAAATCCGCCAGGCGTGGGAAAGGGTTGCTGCAGAAGCCATGCGCCTTGAGGTCATTCCGCCTGCCTTTGAGAAGTTGCGCCGCAAAAAGCGCCGTCGCAAGCCAGTGCCTTATGAACTGATCCCACCGTCGCTGGCGCGCATGCTGTGCGCGGACTGGTGGTATCGCAAATTGTGGCAGATGCGCTGCGAGTGGCGGGAGGAGCAGATGCGCGCCGTCTGTCTGGTCAACAAGAAAGCGTCCCCGTATGTCAGTTATGAAGCCGTGATACACAAACGCGAGCAGCGTCGCAAATCGTTGGAGTTCTTCCGCTCGCATGAGCTGGTCAATGAAGACGGCGACACGCTGGACATGGAAGATGTAGTGAACGCCAGCAACAGTAACCCGGCACACCGCCGTAATGAAATGATGACCTGTGTTAAGGGGCTGGAACTGATAGCGGAAATGCGCGGAGACTGCGCGGTGTTCTATACCATCACCTGCCCGTCACGCTTCCACGCAACCCTCAACAACGGCAGACCTAATCCGAAGTGGATCAGTGCCACTGTCCGGCAGAGCAGTGATTATCTGGTTGATACGTTCGCCGCTTTCCGCAAGGCCATGCACAAGGCCGGATTGCGCTGGTACGGCGTCCGCGTTGCAGAGCCGCACCATGACGGCACCGTGCACTGGCATCTTCTGTGCTTTATGCGCAAAAAAGACCGTCGTTCCATCACCGCGCTGCTGCGTAAGTTCGCCATCCGTGAAGACCGCGAGGAACTGGGCACCAATACCGGCCCGCGCTTCAAGTCCGAGCTAATCAACCCGCGCAAGGGTACACCGACCAGCTACATCGCCAAATACATCAGTAAGAACATCGACGGGCGCGGGCTGGCTAAAGAAATCAGCAAAGAAACCGGCAGATCATTGCGTGACAGCGCCGAGCATGTCTGTGCCTGGGCGTCACTGCACCGTGTCCAGCAATTCCGTTTCTTTGGTATCCCGGGGCGTCAGGCATACCGTGAGCTGCGCTTGCTGGCTGGTCAGGCGGCGAGAGTGCAGGGCGAACGCAAAGCGGGTGCACCGGTACTGGATAATCCGCGTCTGGATGCGGTACTGGCAGCTGCAGATGCGGGTTGCTTTGCCACTTACATCATGAAGCAGGGCGGTGTACTGGTTCCCCGCAAACATCACCTTGTCCGCACGGCTTATGAGCTTAACGACGAACCGAGCGCTTACGGCGATCACGGTATCCGTATCTATGGCATCTGGTCCCCGATTATAGAGGGCAAGATTTGCACGCACGCGATGAAGTGGAAAAAGGCCCGTAAGGCCGTTGACGTTCAGGAGGCGGCAGCCGACCAGGGCGCTTGCGCCCCTTGGACTCGTGGCAATAACTGTCCCCTTGCTGAAAATTTGAACCAACATGAGAAAGATGAATCAGCAGATGGGGATACCAGAACGGACATTACCTGCATGGATGACAAGGAATTGCACGATTACCTGCACAGTATGAGCAAAAAAGAGCGCCGGGAACTGGCAGCAAGATTGCGCCTGGTTAAACCGAAACGGCGTAAAGACTACAAACAGCGAATTACAGAGTATCAGCGTCAGCAGCTCGTCTATGAACTGAAGTCCAGAGGATTTGATGGCAGCGAGAAAGAGGTCGATTTGCTCCTTTGCGGTGGCAGTATTCCGTCAGGAGCAGGCCTGCGTATCTTCTATCGGAACCAGCGTTTGCAGGAAGATGATAAGTGGCGGAACATGTATTAATCACGCGGGTTAACAATTCGTGCTCTTAATAATACCAGGCATATCAGGCTGATGAACGTAAAAAAACGTTTTACATCAGTAAGATTATTATATACTGTAAATATAAACAGTGGTTATATGTACAGTATTGCGTATGGTGTTATAGGAGGAAAGATGCAGGACTATTTTTTGGAGTCTTTGAAGCTCCAGCGCATTGATTTTTTTCTTAAGCTTGTAGCGGCTAGTGAGTGTAGTGATGAAGAGAAGGGGCTAGCTCTGCAGTGGGTTTCTGAATTGACTGATGAGTTGATGGCGAAAATTCGAAGCCATGAATACAGTAGGTCGATGGATGTAATCAGTTGAGCTTGTTTCGTTAGGACTTGATAAGGGAACCGAAAAGGGGCATTAAGCCCCTTTCTCATAAGTTGATTTAGTTGTTCCCCAAAGAGCCGGCCATGGCTGCATATTTAATTTCTTCGCTGGGTATTTCAGGATGTAGTTGAATTTGCCTGATGATATAGCCAGGAACTTCGTCACTCCACAGTTTCGCCGCGTCCTTACAGACCTTATACGCGAAGTCTCTATTCTCAAAGGCATAGGATTTTCCGTATGCATATTGCTGACAGGCATGAACATAAGCTCCGAAGTCGCCGTCTTTATCTGGCAAAGCACATCCAGCTAAGGCTATGATGATTGCTACTAACGTAAAGGAGAAAGTTATACGTTTCATGGTCTCTTTCTAAGCGTTTAGCATTATTTAACTAAGGGGTATCTGCCGTGATTTGGTAGTCCCTGATATATATTCTCAGGGACTATGCTGAAGTAGCTTTAATTTTGATTATTTAGAAAGGTACTTATCTCTAAGTTGATTCAGTCTGTCAGCATCGCGTTCTGAAAACTCGGCGTCACCATAGATCGATTTCCCATCTGCGTCTTCAAGGCCAATGACTGTGACGGTAAATATAGCATCAGCCGGAACTTTAAGTTTTCCCCAATCAGAGTATCTATTAGGGGCTAATTTCCAGTTGGCTTTCTCACCTGGTTCCAGACCTCCAGAAATTTTATAGTTGAAGACGTCAGAGAACCAAGGGACGCTTCTTCCTGGGCTGGCAATAACTCCTTTGAAGAATACTCTGGCAACCGCTTTGTCTGTTCCGTTTTCAACGCTAATATCCAGAATTGGCTGATCATTGCCGTAATCCTCTTTCTGGAAATAAAAACGGGAACGTTCGACCTTGAAGGCTTTCATTTTTTCCGCAGCCTGTGTTGCAGAGGTTTGTTTGGCTTCCAGTTCTTTTATTTCTTGCAGAGCCTGTTCTTTCTCTCTCTTCTCACGCTCAAGGCGAATAGTTTGTGCGTAATTTATAACCTCATCACCAGTTTTACCTTCCAACGCTGACTTAATTTTTGTTTCGTAGACGTCCCCAGAAGACGTTCCAGCCTGCATTAGCTCTCTCATGTTGATTTGGCTAAAGGCAACGACTTTAACTGCATCATCGAACTGAGCTTTTTTATCTGCAGGTAAGGACTCTCTTACTTTTTGAATGGACTCTTTCATCGACTGATCGCTTGATGCATCGATCTTCGGTTTGTCACAAGCAGTAAGCAGCAGAGCAAAAGCAATTACGCCAGTTAATTTCTTCATATCCCTATCCCAATCGTAAAAAAACAAGGCTAATCCTAACAGGATTAGCGGGCATGACAAACTCATAGCCATATATAGGTGTGCTGTATAAATTAGCGGGATGAGAAAGCCTGCACAGACCCTCATGTTGAAACTTGATTTTAGCTCAAAAGAGCTGACACTAAATAACTGCGCGGAATAGTGTTCCACTTTCGGTTAGCCCTTGGCCCTTGGCTCTTGCTGGGTAAGGCGTGGGGCCGTTTTCTTCGCCTGATCCTGCTGTATCTGGCCTACAGTATGTTGTCCTTACGCGACATGCCACATGTCAGTAAACGGCAGGTGTAGCAGTATTAGACGCAGCTATTTAGTGTGTATTAAGCTGGCTCATATTTATGACTGGTTTCAAGGTTTGACCGATTTTCATGTCATGCATGTCTATGCTGCATGAGTTCGCATGATCGTTTGAGGATCGGTTTGGCTAAGACATGCCAGAACTGGCGGGCTTTTGCTCATGTCATGCAGGTGCATGAAAACTACTACATAAAGCGGGCAGGCGTGGCGGGGATACGAGCGCGCTCTGATATGAAAATCTGAACAAAAAATTACAAAATGGTATCTTTTTGTTGCTATCATCATTTTTGATGGTAACTTAACCTTTTCAGTTTCTATATTATAAAATTCTATCCAGAAGAAGGAATTTGTTTCATGGCTGAACTATTACCGCAAACAACTTCTATACAAACTATTTATTCATGGTTTACTGAAGGTAAGATATTTGTTAATAGACGTTATCAACGAAAATTAGTTTGGACTGCAATAGAGAAACAAAAATTAATTGAATCCATTCAAAAAAAATATCCAATTCCTGCAGTTCTTCTCGCGGAAAGGGAAAATGATCCTGGCACATATGAAATAATTGATGGCCTACAAAGATTACATGCAATAATGTCTTTCATCGAAACAGGATATGAATCACTTGATGGAAAACGTTTTAATCTGGACGCTTTTCCCACAGCGAAAAATCGAGCGGATGAAGGTAAGTTTGTTGCAGTGAAAGCTGATAATCTTTTAAGTCAGCGTGAGGTTACTCAGTTATTGGATTATTCTCTTGCAATGTCCATTATGCGTAATGCGACTGAGAACGAAATAAATGATGTTTTTGATAGAATTAATACATACGGGCATAGACTTAGTGATCAAGAAAGGCGCCAGGCTGGTATACAAAATAAATTTTCAAATATGGTTAGGGATATTGCCTGTTCTATCAGGGGGGATGTATCTGACGACATATTGCTTTTAGAGCAAATGCCGTCTATTAGCATTGATTTGCCACTAACTAAACATGGTTACCAAATTCAGTCGGAAGAAGTATTTTGGGTAAAACATGGGATCTTACGTTCAACAGACCTTCGTGACAGTATGGATGAGCAATGCATTGCAGATATAGCAGCTTGTATTGTTGGAGGTAAGTTAATAGATCGTTCCAAAGATGCGCTTGATCAGATTTATAATAATGAAGATGAAGAGTATAGTCGTATTAGCTCTGCTATTAATGTTTATGGTGAAGGAAAATTTGCAGAAGAGTTTAAATTCTGCATCCAGGAAATAACAAAAGTATGTAATAGTGACGGTGAAATTAAACTCAGGGATTTAATCTTTACTAAACGTACTACAAATGCTTTCCCAGCCATATTTGCTGTGTTATTTATTGCTTTTCATGAATTACTCATTAAAGAAAATAAGAAGATTAATAATTATAAAGGTGTAAAAGACAATCTTAATAATATAGTCACTCGACTAGATACTAAAAGATCTGCTACTGGTGGGGAAGAGAGAAGAAAGAATATTAATTCTATCATAGGCTTGATTAAAGATAACTTTATTGATAGCGCCGATAGCAGTCATATCTATAATTCTCACAATACGGTGGATATTGAGGATATTTTACGAAGATCTGAAATAGAGCTTGCAAATTATGAACTGAAACAGGGTTTGTTGATGTTAGGCGGAGAGCGAACTATTGATGATGGCATTCATGAGAAAATATTCTCCACAATTTGTGCTATTGCTAACATCGGTAAAGGTAACAAGAACGGTGTAGTTGGTAAGTTATTGCTTGGTGTAACAGATAAACCAAGTGATACAAGTAGAGTAAAAGAGCTTGATGATATAGATGCACATGTAGTTGGTGAGAGAAGTGTTGTTGGTGTTAAAAGAGAAGCTATTAAACTCGGCATATCAATGGAAGAATATTATAGACGTTTTTGCGATGAGTTGAAAAAATCTGCTTTGAGTGAGCCTCTTAAATCACAAGTGGTGAGTTTGATTGACTATAATGACTTTTATGGTTATGGAGTTATAGTTATTACAATTCCACTTCTAGCATCTTATTCTAGTTATGATGGGGATATTTATTATCGTGCTGGCGATAATACCGTAAAAGCAACAGTTATCGAAGCAGCAGATATTGCAACACGTTTTAAATGAAAGAACGCCTGCTCAGGCAGGCGTTAATTATAAACAGGAACTACAAAATATATTTATTAAATGTAATTATATTTTCATCCAGCCAACAATTAAGCGCTTGCATCAATTTTTGCAAAGGTAAAAGCTCATTCCGCACAAATACCTTACTAGCTTTCTCTACATCCCCAAACCCCCCGACATTGCTAGGCATAATCCCCATCATTTGCGGCGGTACGCGGTGCGCCGCCATCATGTCGTCCCGGCTCACGTTCTTGATATTCAGAAACTCATCCTTCGCCGCGACTTCTGACAGAGGAATGATCTGAAGCCCATCCTTTTTGCCGTTAGGCGAGTACATAAACAGGTTGCGGAAGTTACCCGGTCCTTTGGCGCTTTTCATTGCGTTGCGGAGGTTGTTCACATCCTCCTGGTTTTGCGCGGCATCGGTCATGTACATGATGAAGCCTGCATGACTGCCGTTAATGTAATACTTCCGGCGGAACAGCGTGGCGGACTCGTTGAGCAGAGCGGATGGAATAGCAGAAAGATAGCCAGGCAGGCCGTAGATCTCCTGATTAATATCCGGTTCCATCAGATGAAAGATGCTGCCTTTCGTGAACTGATACGGCTGGGTTGCCATACCGTATTGCACAAACCAGTAGGTATCCAGGTCTAATCCGCGTCGAGTGTATTTTGCCAGGGCAGGTTCAAGGGCGATAACTTCACCGAAGCGGTTCGTGCGTTTCTCCAGGTAGGCATTACCAAATACCAGATAGTCCTGCACAAAACGTGAAAAAGCCTGCTGGCTGAGCAACGGGTGAGGGATATAGGTGCTGGTCAGAATGTTGCACTTTACTGCAATCGGTGAGCTGTGGTGTACGGCGGCGCGGAAGGTTCGCGCCAGGCCGTCGAAACTCACTGGTGGCTCATACCAACGGTCCATCTGTACGCATTCCACATAGTCCAGCAGTTCGCGGCGGTCCAGAACAGGAACGGGATCACCGAAGCTGAATGCTTCGGCTGAAGTCTGGTTTTTATGCTGGATCTGTTTCGTCGCCGCAGCGCGGTTCTTCTTACTCTTTCCCATCAAAAAATCTCCACAATATTGCTGGTATTGGCGGACTCGCCCTGCAGTGGTTCGTTAAACAGTGCGTGCATTGTTGCCCAGGCCAGATCGGCATGGCTGGCTTCTTCGCTGCGGCTGGCTTCATAGGTCGGGCGGTTGCCGCTGGCGGTGGTGGCGCGACGGATTGCCATGAATGACTGCGCAATGTCGGTGTGCCCGGCGTCAAACTCAAGACGGCGGTGGCTGATAATGTCGTAGGCCTTGAGTACCAGGGCGTTTTTAACGTTGGGGTTGTAGACAAACTCCCGGACGGCAGGAAAAAACGCTTTCACGTTCTCGTAAACCCCGTGACCAACGCCGGTTGAGTCGATGCCGATATAGGTCACGTTGTACTGTTCGGTCAGTTTTTTGATGGCGTCAGCCTGGGCGCGAAAGTCCATTCCGCGCCACTGGTGACGCTCAAGAATGCGGAACTTACCGCCTGGCACGGCTGGCGGTGCCACCACCACGCATCCGGCGCTGTCGCCGTTCTGCGTACCTTTTGCCGGGTCATAACCGATCCACACTTCGCGCCAGCCAAACGGGCGCAGGGCCAGTGCATGAAAGTCGGTCCAGACTTCCCAGCTGTCCACCATGCACGCCTGCAATTCGCTGAGCGGGAACACGGACGCGAGATCGTCCACGAACTCGCACATCAGCAAGTTCTGGTATTCGTCAGGGCTGTACTCCATGCGCAACTGGTCAAGGTCGAACAGGTTACAGCCGCCTCGCACCGCATCTTCCACGGTGACTATCTGGCGGTATTGCCCGTCTGCGCACAGCAGGCCGGGGGCCAGATTGCTGTGGGACAGGTCGATGTCCACCTTATCGGCTCTGTTGCGCCCACGGTTGAACAGCGCACCGGACCAGAACGGATAAGCACTGTGTGTCAGACTGGATGGCGTGGAAAAATAGGTCTGTCGCCATTTCTTGTGAATAGCCATACCGGAAGCCACTTTGCGCAGCTCCTGGAATTTCGGTATCCAGAAATATTCATCCAGATACAGGTTGCCGTGGTAACTCTGGGCCGTGCGGGCATTGGTGCCGAGGAAGTACAGCGTGGCCCCGTTAGGAAGCACCATCGGATCGCCTTTCAGCTCCACCTCCACTTCTTTGGCGAAGTCGATGATGTACTGCTTAAAGACGTGGGCCTGTGCCTTGCTGGCGGAAAGGAAAATCTGGTTACGCCCGGTCAGCAGGGCGTCAATCAGGGCTTCACGGGCAAAATAGAAGGTCGCGCCGATCTGGCGTGACTTCAGCAGGTTGCGGATGCGGTTGGTTTTTCCGGCTTCCCACCAGTGGCGCTGGTAGTTGAACATGGAGGAATGGAAGATTTCTTCCAGCTTCTCAATCTGTTCATCGGTGAAAACGTTCTTTTCCGGCTGACGGCGCGGGCCTTTGTTGCGGTTGGCGACGTTAGGGTTTAAGTCGGCTTCGTTGCCGCCATTGTTAAACTTGCCGATCCGCGCATGGCGCTCCGACTGGCGCGCCAGCAGGTCAATCTCTTTGAAATCTTTCCCTTCTTTGTGCTCCTTCATAATGAGCTGGCAGTAGCGTGCGGCGGTGGTGAGCTGCATCTGATCCAGCGGCCCATAGTCACCCCACTTGTCGCGTTTTTTCCAGCTGTGAACGGTTGCAACTTTCTCGCCCAGCATTTCAGCAATGCGGGCTACGCGGTATCCCTGAAAGTACAGCAGCATGGCCTGCCGACGGGGATCGAGATCTGCGGGTGTCAGTGTGGTGTTCATGGCACAAACCTACAGCCTTGAATGAAGGCTTTCCCCGCCTGCGGTTTGTGTGGTTGTCGGTACAAATACCGCGCATTGTTTCACTGCCCCCATCACCGCAACCATAAGGCTCCAGTAAGTTTTTTCTAACGGAGCACGGCTCATGACAGTGAAAGCAAAGCGTTTTCGCATCGGGGTGGAAGGTGCCACCACCGACGGACGCGAAATCCAGCGTGAATGGCTGGAACAGATGGCAGCCAGCTACAACCCGGCGGTGTATACCGCGCTGATTAACCTTGAGCACATCAAGTCTTATCTGCCGGACAGCACCTTTAACCGCTACGGCAAGGTGACGGCGCTGTTTGCTGAAGAAATCACGGAAGGTCCGCTGGCAGGCAAGATGGCGCTGTATGCCGACGTTGAGCCAACGGAGTCCCTGGTGGAACTGGTGAAAAAAGGCCAGAAATTATTCACCTCTATGGAAGTCAGCCCGAAGTTCGCTGATACGGGCAAAGCCTACCTGGTCGGCCTGGCTGCCACTGATGACCCTGCCAGTCTGGGTACGGAAATGCTGACATTCAGCGCCAGTGCAGCCCATAACCCGCTGGCAAACCGCAAGCAGAATCCTGCCAATCTCTTTACCGCTGCAGAGGAAACGGTGATCGAACTGGAAGAAATCCAGGACGACAAACCGTCCCTGTTTGCCCGCGTCACGGCGCTGTTTACCAAAAAAGAGCAGTCCGATGACGCCCGGTTCTCTGATGTGCATAAGGCCGTGGAGCTGGTCGCCACTGAGCAGCAAAACCTGAGCGCACGCACCGAAAAATCCCTGTCTGAGCAGGAAGAACGCCTGTCTGAGCTGGAGACTGCCCTGCAGGCACAGCAAACCGCCTTTAACGAACTGGTGGACAAGCTGAGTCATGAAGACAGCCGCCAGGACTACCGCCAGCGTGCAACAGGCGGTAACGCCCCCGCTGACACTCTGACCAATTGCTGATGGAGCACAAAACCCGATGAAGAAGAATACCCGCTTTGCTTTTAACGCTTACCTGCAGCAGCTGGCGCGTCTGAACGGTGTGGCAGTTGAAGAACTGTCCAGCAAGTTCACCGTGGAGCCGTCTGTACAGCAGACGCTGGAAGACCAGATCCAGCAGTCCGCCGCTTTCCTGACGCTGATTAACGTCACGCCAGTGACTGAGCAGTCCGGTCAGCTGCTGGGGTTGGGTGTTGGCAGCACCATTGCCGGAACCACTGATACCACCGCGAAAGAGCGTGAACCTGTCGATCCGACGCTGATGGTCGATGTGGAATACAAATGCGAGCAGACCAACTTTGACACGGTGCTGACCTACGCGAAGCTGGACTTGTGGGCGAAATTTCAGGATTTCCAGGTGCGTATCCGTGACGCCATCGTGAAACGTCAGGCACTGGACCGCATCATGATCGGCTTTAACGGCGTGAAGCGTGCGAAAACCTCCAACCGTAGTGAAAACCCGCTGCTGCAGGATGTGAACAAAGGCTGGCTGCAGAAAATCCGTGAGGATGCACCGGATCACGTCATGGGCAGCACCACCACAGGCGGTGAAACCACACCGGGCGCGGTGAAAGTCGGTAAAGGTGGCGAATATGCCAACCTGGACGCCGTGGTGATGGATGCCGTCAATGAGCTTATCGACGTGGTCTACCAGGACGATGACGATCTGGTGGTGATTTGCGGTCGTGAGCTGTTGTCTGACAAGTATTTCCCACTGGTCAACAAAGAGCAGGAAAACAGTGAAAAACTCGCTGCCGATATGATCATCAGTCAGAAACGCATGGGTGGCCTGCAGGCCGTGCGTGCGCCGTTCTTCCCGCCGAATGCACTGCTGATCACCCGTCTGGATAACTTGTCCATCTACTGGCAGGAAGACACCCGCCGCCGTTCAGTTATCGACAACCCGAAACGTGACCGGATTGAAAACTTTGAATCCGTTAATGAAGCCTATGTGGTTGAGGACTACCGCTGCGCCGCACTGGTGGAAAACATCCAGATTGGTGATTTCAGCGCCGCCGCAGCAGAAGCCGGAGCGTAAACCATGAGCCTGAGTCCCGCACGGCAGCATCGCCTGCGCGTTCAGGCTGAACAGGCCGCCCGTGAGGGCGGCAGTGTTCGCCACGCGTCGGGCTATGACCTGATGCTGCTGCAGCTGGCGGAAGACCGCCGCCGTCTCAAGGGCGTTCAGTCCACGGTGAAAAAAGCGGAAATAAAGGTGGAGCTGCTGCCGAAATATGCCGCCTGGGCGGAGGGCGTCCTGGCTGCCGGAGGCGCTCAACAGGATGACGTGCTGATGTACGTGATGCTGTGGCGCATTGATGCCGGAGATTATGCCGGGGCGCTGGAGATCGGGCGTCATGCCCTGCGTCATGGCTGGGTGATGCCTCTGGGTAACCGCAACGTGCAGACCGTGCTGGCAGAGGAAATGGCAGATGCAGCGCAGAGCGCAATGCTTGCCGCTACCGGCTTTGATGCCGATCTGTTGCTGCAGACGCTGGAGCTGACAGACGGTCTGGATATGCCGGACCAGTCACGGGCGCGTCTGCATAAAGCGATTGGCGCTGTCCTGAGTGAAAGCAATCCGGCTTCCGCCCTTAATCATCTCAACCATGCGTTACAGCTCGATCCCCGCTGTGGCGTGAAAAAAGACAAACAGCAGCTGGAGCGCAGACTGCGCAATGACAGCCGCTGACAGAACGTGCCCCCGCGCACGGGCGGCACGGGGTGGCGAAAGGCATAGCCACATCAAAATCCCGTCCACCGCCCTCTATTTCAGGAGAAAGCAGCATGAAGTTTGTTGCGCCAGAACAGGCACCGGAACAGGCGGAAATCATCAGGAATACGCCGTTCTGGCCTGATGTGGACCTGTCGGAGTTTCGCAGTGTCATGCGCACTGACGGCACGGTGACGCAGCCGCGTTTAAAGCAGGTTGCGCTGTCGGCAATTTCGGAGGTCAACGCAGAGCTGTATGAGTTTCGCAGACGTCAGCAGATGCTGGGGTATGCGTCGCTGGCTGAGGTTCCGGCGGAACAGCTGGACGGCAAAAGTGAGCGCATTCAGCATTATTTCAACGCGGTTTACTGCTGGGCACGCGCCATGCTCAACGAGCGTTATCAGGACTATGACGCCACGGCATCCGGTGTGAAGCGGGGCGAGGAACTGGCGGAAGCAAGCGGTGATTTGTGGCGTGACGCCCGCTGGGCCATCAGCCGGGTGCAGGATGCGCCGCACTGCACAGTGGAGCTTATCTGATGAAAGTGCGTGCGTATCAGTATGACACGGTGGACGCGCTTTGCTGGCGTCATTACGGGCGCACGCAGGGTGTCACGGAGCAGGTACTGAAGGCAAATCCGGGGCTTGCCGAATACGGCCCCTTTTTACCTCACGGGCTGCAGGTGGAGCTGCCGGACATACCGACAACCACCACCGTGCAGACTGTCCAGCTATGGGACTGAATTATGACGCTTGAGCGAATCAGCGCCTTTATCACGTATTGCATCGCCGTCGTGCTGGCCTGGCTGGGCGATTTGTCCATCAAGGATGCCTCAACGCTGGGCGGCCTGATGATTGGTGTGCTGATGCTGGCTATCAACTGGTACTACAAACACAAAGCCTACCAGCTTCTGCGCGACGGGCAGATCTCGCGGGAGGACTATGAATCCATCAATCGTTAAACGCTGCCTTGTCGGGACCGTGCTGGCTATTGCTGCCACGCTGCCGGGTTTTCAGCAGCTTCACACCTCCGTGGAAGGGCTGAAACTGATTGCCGATTATGAAGGTTGTCGTCTGCAGCCGTATCAGTGCAGCGCGGGTGTCTGGACCGACGGCATTGGTAATACGTCGGGCGTCATTCCCGGCAAAACCATTACGGAGCGACAGGCAGCAGAAGGGCTGATCTCCAACGTGCTGCGTGTGGAGCGGGCGCTGGAAAGGTGTGTGAAGCAACAGCCGCCGCAGAAGGTGTATGACGCTGCGGTGTCGTTTGCCTTCAACGTGGGAACGGGCAATGCCTGCAGTTCCACACTGGTGAAATTGCTCAATCAGCGGCGCTGGGCGGATGCGTGCCGACAGTTGCCGCGCTGGGTTTATGTGAAAGGTGTTTTTAATCAGGGGCTGGATAACCGCCGTGCGCGGGAGATGGCCTGGTGCTTACAGGGAGCAAACTGAAATGAAAAAGAAAGTAATCAGCGGGCTGTTTCTGATGTTATGGATGGCGCTGTTGATCGCAGCAATGGTGTATCCGCAGGGGATTTTTCCGGTACTGGCAGCGTCCGGTGTCTGGGTAGCCTGTCTGCTGACATGGGCGGTAATTCCGGTAGCACTGGCTGCGTTAATTAAGAACGGCCCGCTCTGGCAGGAGTTGAGGGCATCTTTGCTAAAGACCATTACCCGAAAAGAAAACGTATTTATCAGCTGGGTGATGCGATTGCTGATTGTCGTAAGTTTCGCCTGGACGGGGTGGGCTATTACCCTGGTCTTTTATCTGCTGACCGTTATTGCCTTCTGGATGATCCGTAATCAGATTGCGCAACAGGTAGCAGCATGAACCGGTTGCTGCTGGTTGTGCTGGCGTTATTACTGGCGGCGCTGGGCTGGCAGACGTGGCGGCTGGCTGATGCCAGCCAGACCATCAGCACGCAGGCAGACGAGCTTCGGAGCAAAAGCCAGGCACTGGCAAAGAGCAACAGCCAGCTTATCAGCCTGTCCATTCTGACTGAAACCAATAACCGGGAGCAGGCGCGGCTCTATGCCGAAGCAGAACAGACCAGTGTACTGCTGAGACAACGACAACACCGGATTGAGGAACTGAAACGTGAGAACGAGGATTTACGCCGCTGGGCTGATACTCCTTTGCCTGCTGACATTATCCGGCTGCGGGAACGCCCCACACTCACCGGAGGTGCAGCTTACCGTCAGTGGTTGTCCGCGAGTGACGCCGTGTCGGCTGGGACAGGCAGCGCCGCGCACTAACGGTGGCCTGAACGCGTTGCTGGATGAAACGGAGGCCGCCTGGGCGGTCTGTGCAGACAAAGTGGACATGATTATTGCGTGTCAGGAGCGAAACAGTGAACAAACCACAATCCCTGCGCCACGCCCTCAATAAAGCGGTGCCTTATGTCCGCAATAACCCGGACAAACTGCATCTGTTTGTGGATAACGGTTCGCTGGTTGCCACGGGGGCCAGCTCCATGTCATGGGAGTACCGCTATACCCTGAACGTGGTGATAGAGGATTTCAGCGGCGACCAGAATCTGCTGATGGCCCCGGTTTTACTGTGGCTTCGGGATAACCAGCCCGATGCCATCAATAACCCGGCGTTACGGGAAAAGCTATTCACCTTTGAGGTGGATATTTTGCGCAACGATGTCTGTGATATCAGCCTTAACCTGCAATTGACGGAACGTGTGCTGGTCAGTACTGACGGCAGTGTGTCGAGCGTTGAAGCTGTAGCAGAACCCGATGAACCTGAAGAAATGTGGACGGTGAAACGTGGCTGAACTGCAGAAGGTGGACGACTGGCTGAGTGCCTTGCTGGCGAATCTGGAACCAGCCACGAGAAGCCGCATGATGCGCCAGCTGGCGCAGGAACTGCGCCGGACACAGCAGCAGAATATCAGGATGCAGCGCAATCCAGATGGCAGCAGCTATGAGCCGCGCAGGGTAACAGCACGCAGCAAAAAAGGCCGCATCAAACGTCAGATGTTTGCAAAGTTGCGCACCACAAAATACCTGAAAACTGCCGCCAGCGCCGACTCTGCCAGCGTACAGTTTGAAGGCAAGGTGCAGCGTATTGCCCGTGTTCACCATTACGGCCTGCGTGATCGCGTCAGTCGCAAAGGACCGGAGGTCCGTTACGCAGAGCGCCGCCTGCTGGGTGTAAATGATGATGTTGAGGCAATGACCCGCGACATGATTCTGCAATGGCTGGCGGGGTGATCTTTGTATCAGCACTGATACAAGTTGCAGCACTGCCGCCTTTCTTCCCCTGATGGCAACCTTTCCCTATGAACGCACAATTAACCGAAATCATGCGCCTTATCACCAACCTGATCCGCACAGGGGTAGTCACCGAAGTGGACAGGGAAAACTGGCTTTGCCGGGTGAAAACGGGCGAGCTTGAAACCAACTGGATCAGCTGGCTGACGCTGCGTGCCGGGAATGCCCGTACATGGTGGCGACCATCGGAAGGTGAGCAGGTGGTGCTGCTGAGTCTGGGCGGCAATCTGGAAACCGCCTTTGCGCTGCCCGCTGTCTATTCGAATCAGTTCGCACCACCGTCGACGTCGGCGGACGCCTGCGTGACAGAACATCCTGACGGTGGCTGGTTTGAATACGAACCCGCCACCGGGCGCTGGTATGTCAGGGGCATCAAATCAATGGTCATTGAGGCTGCTGACAACATCACCATGAAAACCAGTGAGTTTGTACTGGAGGCTGACCGCACGCGCATTAACAGCGAAGTGGTGATCAATGGTGGCGTTACCCAGGGCGGCGGAGCGATGAGTTCTAACGGGATCGTGGTTGATGCGCATCAGCATACTGGCGTCCTGAAAGGCGGCGATACAACCGGAGGCCCGGTATGACGCTTTATAGCGGGATGAACAATACCAGCGGCAAAGTCATTACTGATATTGATCATCTGCGCCAGTCGGTGCGGGACATTCTGCTGACACCACAGGGTAGCCGTATTGCCCGCCGGGAATATGGTTCCCTGCTGTCGGCACTGATAGATCAGCCACAAAATCCGGCATTACGCCTGCAGGTCATGTCGGCAGTGTATGTGGCGCTGAGTCGCTGGGAGCCACGGTTGACGCTGGATTCCATCACCATCAACAGCAATTTTGACGGTTCAATGGTGGTGGAGCTGACCGGGCGGCGGAATAACGGTGTGCCTGTGTCCCTTTCCGTATCAACAGGAGCAGAGAATGGCAGTGATTGACCTTTCGCAGTTGCCTGCACCGCAGATTGTGGATGTGCCGGACTTTGAGACGCTGCTTGCCGAACGCAAGGCAGAATTTGTGGCGCTTCATCCGAAAGATGAGCAGGAAGCAGTGATCCGCACGCTGGAACTGGAATCTGAACCCGCCACTAAATTGTTGCAGGAGAACGCTTACCGTGAGTTGCTTCTGCGCCAGCGTATTAACGAAGCCGCGCAGGCGGTGATGGTGGCTTACGCGATGGGCGGCGATCTTGACCAGCTCGCTGCCAACTACAACGTGACACGCCTGACGGTGACGCCTGCTGATAATGATGCTGTGCCGCCCGTTGCAGCTGTGATGGAAAGCGATGAAGCGTTGCGCCTGCGTGTGCCTGCAGCCTTTGAAGGGCTTTCTGTTGCGGGGCCAACTGCAGCTTATGAATTTCATGCCCGAAGCGCCGACGGTCGGGTGGCGGATGCCAGTGCAACCAGCCCGGCACCTGCAGAGGTGGTGCTGACTGTCCTTAGCCGCGAAGGCGATGGAACTGCAGAAAAAGACCTGCTGGACGTGGTGGAAAAAGCTCTGAACAGTGAGAACGTCCGCCCGGTGGCTGACCGTCTTACGGTTCGCAGCGCAGAAATCATCCCGTATCGCGTGGAAGCCACCATTTTTCTCTATCCGGGACCGGAAGCAGAGCCGGTAATGGCAGCGGCAAAAGCCAGTCTGCAGAAGTACATTGCCAGCCAGACGAGGCTTGGTCGGGATATTCGCCGTAGCGCCATCTTTGCTGCTCTGCATGTTGAGGGTGTTCAACGTGTGGAACTGGCTTCTCCGCTGGCGGATGTGGTCCTGAACAAAACACAGGCGGCATCATGTACGCAGTGGAGCGTAACCAACGGAGGAACGGATGAATAGTCTGCTGCCACCGGGTTCAACTTCACTGGAGCGCCGACTGGCGCAAACCTGTAGCGGGATTTCTGATTTGCAGGTGCCGCTGCGTGACTTGTGGAATCCGGCTACCTGTCCGGTCAGCTTCCTGCCTTATCTCGCCTGGGCGTTCTCTGTGGATCGCTGGGACGAGGGCTGGACAGAAAGCGTCAAACGCCAGGTAGTGAAGGATGCTTTTTATATTCATCAGCATAAAGGAACCACCAGTGCCGTGCGGCGGGTGGTGGAACCGTTCGGATTCCTGATCCGCATTATTGAGTGGTGGCAGACCGGAGAAACACCGGGCACGTTTCGCCTGGATATCGGCGTGCAGGACCAGGGCATCACTGAAGATACCTATCTGGAACTTGAGCGACTGATAAGCGATGCCAAACCATGTAGCCGCCACATGATCGGCATGTCCATCAATCTGCAGACCAGCGGCCCGCATTGGGTGGGAGCCGCCAGCTATCTTGGCGAAGAAATCACGATCTATCCGTATATCAACGAAACGATTATTTCCGGTGGCACCGCGCATGAAGGCGGGGCGGTCCATGTTATTGACACAATGAGAGTGAATCCATGAGCACAAAATTTTATACCCTGCTGACGGATATTGGCGCGGCGAAACTTGCCAGCGCCGCCGCGCTCGGTGTGCCGCTAAAAATTACCCATATGGCGGTCGGCGATGGCGGTGGAGTATTGCCAACGCCGGACGCAAAGCAGACGGCACTGGTAAATGAGAAACGCCGGGCTGCGCTGAATATGCTTTATATCGACCCGCAGAACAGCAGCCAGATTATTGCCGAACAGGTGATCCCTGAAAACGAGGGCGGTTGGTGGATACGTGAAGTGGGCTTGTTTGATGAGTCCGGGGCATTGATTGCCGTGGGCAACTGCCCGGAAAGCTATAAGCCGCAACTGGCTGAAGGTAGCGGGCGCACTCAGACCGTGCGCATGGTGCTGATTACCAGCAGCACGGACAATATCACCCTGAAAATCGACCCTGCTGTAGTGCTGGCAACCCGCAAGTATGTGGATGACAAGGCACTGGAGCTGAAGGTGTACGCGGATGATCAGATGGCAAAACATCTTGCCGCACCGGACCCGCATTCACAGTACGCGCCAAAAGCCAGCCCGACATTTACCGGAACCCCCAAAGCGCCAACGCCAGCGGCGGGGAATAATACCACGCAGGTTGCGACCACTGCGTTTGTACAGGCGGCACTGACGGCCCTTATTAATGGTGCGCCAGCCACGCTGGACACGCTGAAAGAAATAGCCGCAGCCATTAACAATGATCCGAATTTCAGTACCACCATTAACAATGCGCTGGCACTAAAAGCACCGTTGTCGAGTCCGGCACTCACCGGAACGCCAACAGCCCCCACGGCGGCGCAGTCGGTCAACAATACACAGATTGCCACTACGGCTTTTGTGAAATCGGCGATTGCAGGAATGGTGGGTTCTGCACCTGCTGTACTGGATACACTGAACGAACTGGCGGCGGCACTGGGGAATGATCCGAACTTTGCCACGACAATGCTTAATGCGCTGGCAGGTAAACAACCGCTGGACAATACGCTTACCAATTTGAGTGGAAAGGATGTAGCTGGTCTTCTCGCATACCTTGGTTTGGGAGAAGGCTCTGCATTACCTGTTGGTGTCCCTGTTCCGTGGCCTTCAGCCACTCCGCCGACAGGCTGGCTGAAATGCAACGGTGCGGCTTTTTCTGCTGAAGAATACCCGGAACTGGCAAAGGCTTACCCGACAAATAAATTGCCTGATTTACGCGGTGAGTTTATTCGTGGCTGGGATGACGGACGTGGAGTGGATAACGGAAGGGGATTATTAACGCTTCAGGACGGTGCGATTGTCAGTCATAACCACTATTGGGGAATCTGGACTTCACGAACTAACGACCAGACTCTGGAAAGTTTTACAGGCACCACGATTTTAAAACAAATCACGCCCCTGTCTCCGGCCATTGACTTCGATAATTACCCAATTCCCAACCCGGCTATTACAGAGGGTGGTGTTGTTGCGGCAACGACTAAACCTGCTGGTGCGAATGAAACACGCCCACGAAATGTCGCTTTTAACTATATTGTGAGGGCTGCATAATGAATAACGCAGAATTAAACAGTGAATTAATTGCCACTATGGCAGGAGAAATTACTGTTTATAACTTTGATGTCATGAGTCGGGAATATATTTCAGCTTCAACTGAATATCTTGCTATTGGTGTCGGCATTCCGGCATATTCCTGTTTAGATGCCCCAGGCGCATACAAAGCTGGTTATGCAATCTGCCGATCTGCAGATTTTAACTCATGGGAATATGTGCCAGACCATCGCGGTGAAATCGTCTTTAGCACCGAAACAGGAGAATCAAAAGAAATCACAGTTCCGGGTGATTACCCTGATAATACAACCACTATCGCCCCGTTAACGCCATACGATAAATGGGATGGTGAGAAATGGGTGACGGATACCGAGGCACAGCATAGCGCCGCAGTAGACGCGGCAGAAGCACAACGTCAGTCACTGATTGATACTGCAATGGCTTCCATTAGTCTGATTCAACTGAAATTGCAGGCCGGACGGAAGTTGACGCAGGCAGAAACAACCCGACTTAACGCCGTGCTGGATTACATTGACGCGGTGACGGTAACAGATACCAGCACCGCGCCGGATATCATCTGGCCTGAACTGCCGGAGGCGTAGGCCATTCAATATCTGGCGCACTGGAAGTATCGACCAGCTCCAGTGCGTCCAGATAATCCAGCCACAAATTATATTGCGCCAGTTCCTCACCTTTCAGACGACCAATAGCCGCTTT